TCCGCCGGTTCGTATAATAACACACCTGGTAGCGGTGGAGAGGTGCGTGCCGATATTGCCCTGACTATTAATACACAGATCGTCTTTATCGTAGGACAAACTCCACCTCAATCAACCGGTAATTATAGATCTGGTAGCGGCGGCGGTGCTACGTGGGTTCTTAAACCTGGTGCGTATACGAATAATGATGATGTGTATATGGTCGCAGGTGGAGGTGGTGGTGCCGGGCCCCGACACTATAACTCCGGAACAGCGGGTCATGCAGATGCATCGTCACAGGGTACGTTAGGTGGGGGTGGTACGTCTCACTGGAACTATAACGGTGGTGGAGCTGGCTGGACCGCAGACGGCGCTCCTTCGGGTGCACGTGGTGGTGTGCGACCGGCGGGTGGTGCTATGGGTGGTACCGGAACGACACACGGGGGATTCGGTGGTGGTGGATCCGAATCTGGAGACTCGGCCGCTGGAGGAGCGGGTGCGACTGGTGGACGCGCCGCTCTTCGATACGATTCTACAGGCAGTAACACGGCAAGAGGTGGTACATCGTATATCACGACGAATGCGACGAACCGGTCTTTCTTGGGTACTCACGGTTTGACTAATGGTGGTAACGTTCATGTCGAATTACTTTCATAAAATCTTACTATATACTAAATGCTTGACCAGGTATTGGAAGCCATGTGTCCAGGCGTACCGTATACATCTAATGGTACATGGGAAAGTGTTGTGTTTAACGATGGAAACTTTTACAAACCAACCGATGAGATGTACGAATTGACGCTTTATCAGTTGACACACACTGAAGCTATTACAAAAATGCGAGAACAGCGAGACACTTTACTCGACAAGAGCGATAAATACATGACTCGCGATTACCCTCACAGACTTGAGTCGGATGTTCAAAATTGGATGACATATCGCCAGGCTCTTCGGGATCTTCCGAGTACAGCCCGGCCCACGTTAGATGAAGATGGTAATCTCGTGAACATAGAGTGGCCCACACCTCCCACTCCTACTCCATAAACACGTTTCCTCCAAAGTGCAACCCACTTTGCAAGAAAAAACCTCCCCAAATAGTAGATACGATGCCTATCGCGACACCACAAGGTACGCTCGATTTCAAGAGCGTCGATACGATCACGTTCGTCGGGGCTTCATCGAACACGGTCATCGACACAACTACAGGAAGTCTCGGGGTCGGTGTGGACGGTAACGGACCCACCTCCAACCTCCATGTTGTGGGGCATACCCGCCTCGAAGGTGACATCAACATGCTCCACACCTCGAACACAGCCTCCATTAAACTCAACTCCAACGTAGTCACAGAGTTTCCCCGCTCCAAGAAACTCATCAAGTATCCGAGGGTGGCTTTGACTGCTGATAATCAACCCACTGGGTACGTGGCGAGTGCGAGTACGTCCACATCGAACAGAGAACCGTATCAAGCATTCGATAACGTTTTATATTCGTCGTGGCACGAACCTGTATATCAACCTAGCCCGTACCCAAACATCGACGGTGCGTATACAGGTGGATCAGGTACAGTTTATGATACGAACGGTTACCAGGGTGAATATTTACAGATTCAACTCCCGGAAAAAATAAAACTTTATAACTATTCTATATCAAACAGGCCTGCCGCTGGGATAGAAGGACGCCAACCAAAAGATGCAAAAATATTTGCGTCAAACGACGGAACTACGTGGATTGATATCCATACACATAGTGATGGTGGCGGAACGTATGATATTGCCGGTGAAACGCGGTCATTTCAACTTGATAATATCACCGAAACACACTACAAATACTATAGACTTGTTGTAAATAGTATAATACAAGGTGGTAGTTCTGATACAGCGAATATTTCACAATGGCAACTTTACGGCACCCCCGAATACGACCCCGAGGCTGACGGCACTGACGTGGTGGTCAAGTCAGTTCCCAACGTTCCCAACACGGATTGGTTGGAGGTCTACTATGATGCTAAGAATTATACGAGTGGAACCACCGTCCAAGATGAGACGGCTAACAATAGAGATGGCACTTTATACGGAGACGCCGGCTTAGATAGTGTGGACGGAATACATAAGTTTGATTTTGATGGAAACGGGGACTACATAAAGACCACATTATCTGGGTTTACCGGGACGACAGTAACTTTTTCCGCGTGGGTATTCATGGATTCTGTTGACACGACACGCGCCCAAACTATCATGGGTTTAGGTAATTGGGGAGACAATGGATCCGCGTCATGGATTGCGGTAGGTACTGGTGGAGTTCTTGAAACTGGAAACAAAGGTATCGCAAGTTGTGGTAGCCCTGTGCAAGCAAATACATTAACGGGGCGGTGGTTGCATATTACAGGGATAGTAAGTTCCGGAGATTTTAGATTATACCAAGATGGACAATTAATTAAATCACTTACTACTACCGGGACTATTAATTATGGAACCAACCCCGTTTTGTATATAGCTACAAGAGCAGATTCGAGTGGTAACCCCGAAGCTACGCGGTATTTTGATTGTAAGATAGCGAATGCTCGCCTCTTCAACCGAGCCCTAACCTCCGACGAGATCTACCAACTCTATGCCTACCAGAAGGAGTATTTCGGACACGGGGACTTGGGCATGACCCTCAAGGCGGGGCGGCTCGGGATTGGGACCTCGGAGCCTCGGGTGGCGTTGGATGTGAGGGGGGATATCATAGGTGGGTGTCCCGCAGCGTTTTCTGTAGCATACAACCCAACATCTTTATCCGGAAACCAAACGATTATATGGAACCTCGTATATCATAACGTGGGTAGTGGATATAACTCATCTAATGGGTTGTTTACGGCACCTGTGAGTGGTTATTACCATTTCACGGTATGGGGTATGACTTCTTCAAGCACCTCAGGTGTGGTCGAATTCCAATTTATGAAAAACGGGTCTATAGTTCAACAACGACCATATGGTAATGCAGGTAGTAATTATGGTAATGCAACTGGAAGTATAATAGAGTATTTGAATATAGGGGATACTATGAGTATATTTTTAACCAACAGCACAACCATGTATGCGTCGACTAATCAATCTTACAATGGATTTTCTGGATTTTATTTATCCAGTTAATATAAAATGGACGAGTTTGTAAAAAATCAACTCGTTCACGATTTACTTCTTGAAGTCCTGAATGTTGATCGTATTCCTGATAGATGTGCCTGGGGGGTAACATGGGAATCTATCCGTCTCCCCGAAGGTTACACTAAACCCCCAAAGGAGGAGTTCGAAGCTAAGCTCCAAGAACTCATCGACGCCCAACCCCTCAAGGAACTCCGCACCGAGCGGAACAAGCGTCTCGCGAAGTGTGATTGGGTAACCCTCAAAGCGTATTCTACAGACACACCCGTCCCCGAAGAGTGGAAAACCTACATGCAAACTCTCCGTGATCTTCCCGCTAATACTGAGGATCCAGTCAATCCTGTTTGGCCCGTCCCTCCCGAGTGATGTATCACTTGTTCTTTTCCTCCAAAGTGCCTCCCACTTTGCAAGAAAAGCATCCCGAGTGGCTCTGCCACTCGTATCAAGTGACTTCGTCACTTAAAAAAACCTCCCTTCATAATAGATATGTCTTTGGAACAGACGGTGGATAACCTCGAGATTCGGTATGCGAACGCGGTTACGTTTGTCGGGACATCGAACACGATGATCGATACGACCACAGGCCGTATCCAAACGAAAGGGATCCAGCACAATTCCAACGTGATCACGGACGTTTCGGGTCCTCACGGGCGGGTCGCACCAACCTTAAAAAAGTATCCCGAAATTGTTTTTGAAGAGGGGAAGTTTGACCGCAATGATACGACCAACACGTACGTCCAAGCGGGGTATACGGTGACAGCGAGTACGACATACAGTACACACCGTACATTTAAGGCATTTAATGGTGTGCCAAATGATTTCTTCCATTGGCAGGTTGGTAGTTTTTCAAATTCAGATGGTACGTATAGTGGAGGAACACAATCATTCGAGAGTATACCCGGAGAATGGCTGAAAATAGAAGTACCTAATAAAATCAAACCCGCTTCCATAAACTTGTATAGACGAGATTTTGACGGACAATCTCCGAAAGATTTTAAGATATACGCGAGTATAACCGGGAACTCGTGGACTTTACTCACCGAACAAACAGGTATAGATAATTGGACGAACGCTGCAAAATCATACAACTTTGATACGGGTATATATTACAAATACTTCGCTATTCTCGTGACAAAAATTACTAGAACAAACTCTGCCGGTGCACAAACGTCTGGGACATTAGGTGAATTGGAAATATACGGCTACGAAGAATACACACCCGCAGGTGACCATTCGGTCGATACGACTATCATGTCCCGCTTCAATAACCCACAATTGACGGGTGTCCAAGTCCTCGTCGATGGTGCGACGGATGTAGGAACGAACCAGATTTCGGGTGGTCCCGATCCTTCGGGGAACCAATCGACATACGTCACGGACGGTAAGTACTGGACCCTTAACGGAACGCTCACGT